ATGTCTGTTACAATTGATCAGGCCTTTACCAAACAATTCGAGGCCGATGTCCATTTGGCATATCAACAAATGGGCACAAAATTACGTTCGACCGTTCGCAGTAAATCTGGCGTTGTTGGCGCATCAACCACTTTCCAAAAAGTTGGACGTGGTACCGCCAGCACAAAGTCTCGCCATGGGATTGTACCTGTTATGAATTTGAATCATGAACCGGTGGAATGTATAATGCAGGATTACTATGCGGGCGATTGGGTTGACGCATTGGATGAATTAAAAACGAACATAGACGAACGTCGTGTTGTTGCGTCTGCCGGTGCGTATGCTTTGGGGCGTAAAACCGATGAACTGATTACAAATGCGATGAGTGGTGCAACCACATCTGTTGGCGATTATACGACGGGATTAACCAAAGATTTAATTTTGTCAGCATTAGAGGTAATGAACGAAAACGATGTACCTGATGACGGTCGTCGCTTTGCAGTTGTTGGTGTACACCAGTGGAATGAATTATTGTCGATGGATGAATTTGTGTCTGCTGATTACGTTGGCGACAATTTGCCGTTGATTTCAGGCGGTGCGTCAAAAAAATGGTTGGGCATTACATGGGTGTTATACAATGATTTGCCGTTAAATTCGACATCTGGACGCGATTGCTTTATGTATCACGCGACCAGTATCGGTCACGCATCGGGGCAAGACGTCAAGACTGATATTACGTGGCATGGCGAACGTGCAGCCCACTTTATCAGCAACAGTATGTCCCAGGGGGCGGTGTTGATTGACGATGCAGGTATTGTTCGCATCAAATGTAAAGACACAGACAGCACCGATAATTAGTTTTAATCTTATACATAATCGAAAGGAAAAATAATGGCGTTTCAAAATAAAAATCTGTCCGTGATTGCGTATGCAAACGGGTTTACGTTATGGCATTATGTTGCGAACGAAACATTGACGACAATTACTGCATCTGGATATTTTAACGATGTTAAAACGTTGATGAACACAGGGGATATAGTGATAATCAACGCGTCTGATAACACAAGCATCAGAAAAATAGCGGTTGGCGACAGCATCACACTTGCTGAATTATCGTAATGTTTAATTTGAATTTGGGGCGGGGCACCGCCCCATTATTTTTATAAGCGGGGTAAAATATCATGCAAACCAAACTAGATTTATGCACAATGGCATTATTAAAATTGGGGGAACAACCGATACAATCGTTAAACCAAGATACCCCCGCCGCACAATTGGCACTAACTTTATTTGATTCGACGATGGACACATTGTTGGCGTCGCATCCGTGGCGATTTGCCACGCGGCGAATTAAGTTAAAGAAAAATACAGACGGAAATTTTTTAATTCCATCGGAATGCCTGCGGGTGTTACGGTGCGATGGCGAAATATTTGGCAATCACATTGCGGCATCGGGCGACACAATGACAATAACCGCAACAGTTCGTGTTTCGCCGGAAAATTTTCCGGGATATTTTGCATCTGTGGCGGCGACCAAGTTGGCGATGGAATTTTGTATTCCACTGATGGGGGATAAAAATGTTTTCAGTATGTTGGCTGCGTTATACGAAACCGAATTACAATCTGCGAAATTTATCGACAGTGCGGCATCAAATGCACATTCCAGCATAAATAAATTTTCGTTAATTAACGCACGTTTTTAATCGGGGGATTCCATGACAGATTTTATAACGACTCAAAACTCATTTGCCGATGGCGAAGTCGCGCCCGATTTTTATGCTCACGATAATCTGAAAGGATTATCACGCTTGGAAAACATGGATGTTATTGCGGGTGGCGGATTACGCCGTCGTCGCGGATTAAGTTCGGTTGCGGCATTAAATTCGTCTGGGCGACTGATTCCTTTTTCAGTCAGTGAAACGGAAAATTATGTACTGGCATTAACGGACGGTCATTTAATGATTTATAATAATCATGAACGTTTGCGTGATATGTTGGTTGTGTGGAATTTTGAAGACCTGGATAAAATACAATACGCCCAACGTTTTGGTACAATTATATTTGTTCATCCAGATTACCAACCGTATGTTTTGAAAAAAACAGATACTGGATTTGATTTATCTGCCTTTGAATTTGATCGTGATGATTCAGATATGTCTTTGAACATTCCGTTTATGAAATTTGATGACGCATCGGGTGTTCAAATCACAGTGACTAAAAATTCGGCCGGCAACAATTATGCCACATTTACCACCAACAAAGATTTTTGGACTCAATCCAGTGTTGGTACGCGCATAATGATGTCTTCAATCCAATGGCAAATAACTGATTACGTCAGTCCGACCGTTGTTACAGCATATACAAATTCTCAATACACAATCCCATCTGGGGCGGTAACAGATTGGTATGAATCGGCATTCAGTGCGCGGCGTGGATGGCCGTCCAGTATCACATTTCACCAAGACAGATTGGTATTCGGTGGCACAAAATCTTGGCCCAGTGGTATATGGATGTCGCGCGTTGGTCGTCATAATAATTTTAATGTCGGCACGGGTTTGGATGATGAAGCAATATTTTTAACATTGGTGTCCCAACAACGTCAACAAATTTGTACAGTTGTCAGCAGTGACAATCTGCAAATTTTAACAAACGTGGGCGAATGGGCTGTGTCCAGTAAACCATTAACCCCATCTGTTGTTGATATAAAACAACACACGTCCGTTGGCAGTGTATCGTCACGATATTTACCACCACAAAAAATCGAGGGCGCAACCGTATTCATATCGAATACCGAAAAAGATATTCGTGAATTATCATTGGATGCGTTGGGTGAAAATTACAATGCCCGCGATTTATGTACTGCATCCAAACATTTGATGAACAGTCCAGTTGATTTATCGTATAACGCAGATTTGCGCCAGTTATATGTTGTGATGGCCGATGGAAATATGGCTGTGTTGAACCAAAATTCAGCATTGGGCATTTCAGCATGGGCGCGTTATACAACGTGTGGCGAATTCAAATCTGTTGCGACGATTAACGGTATGACGTACGTCATAGTCAAGCGTGGTGACACACATTATTTGGAATATTTTTCAGAAAACATGCTGAAAGATGCGGAACAATATAATTTTTCCTATGTCGCAGCGGGATTGCCTTTGCGCGCGTCTGGGCACAATATTCGCGTTGCGCGAATCAGAAAAATATCTGTACGACTGTGGGATACGAAAACATTATTCGTTAATGGAACGCGTGTTATGTTCCCAGACTATATTTATGCCGATGATGCTGATGGTTTCAGTGGCGACATATCATTAAATTTATTGGGGTGCACGCGCAACATGACGGATGCGCCATGGATTATTTCCAGCGATGAACAATTCAGCACAACCGTATTATCGGTCAGTATATCTGGCAATTACACAGTATAAAATAAAAAAAGGAAATAAAATGGGACAATTGGTATCAGATGTATCATCTGTATTAGATTGGCGCGATTCAAAGCGCGAAGCGGAAAACGAACGTCAAAAAATTTTGGCTGACATGGCCGCGGACGAACGTGAAAAAACAAATTTAGTTAAAAAAACTTTGGCAAGCCAACGCGCTAAATATGGTGCGTCGGGCATGTCCGGAACCAGCATGTCATCGGGCGCCGTATTAAAAAGATTAAAATCAGATGCGGCGGCACCATACGTTGAAAAACAAAAATCAAACGCAGAAAAATTAAAACAAATTCGTGTGTCTCGGCCGAATTTATTACAAAAAATATTGGACAGATTCGATGATTTGTTGGGGTAAGGTTACATACCTATGCAGGATGAATTTTATCATTTTTTGGATGCGTGGAATGATGTGTTGGGGATGAAAACCCCGGCGCATCATCGTCGTATAATGGAATTTTTGGTCTCGGTATGGCAAACGCATCCACGGCGTGGGTTGTTATTGGCATTTCGTCATTCAGGCAAATCGACGGTTGTGGGCATTTTTGCGGCATGTGTTTTGCGTCTGCGGCCTGAAACCAGAATTTTAATTTTATCGGCTGAATCAGGATTGGCGTCGCGTATGGTATCGCACATCCGGCATATATTGGAAAATCATCCGTGGTGTTCTGATTTAATTCCGCCGAATAAAAAAGAATGGTCGTCGGGACGCATAACGGTCAATCGACCGATTGGAATTCGTGAACCGTCTGTAATATGCCAAGGCATTCATGGCAACATAACCGGGTTACGGGCTGATTTGATAATCTGTGATGATGTCGAGGTTCCAAATACCTGTAACACCGCCCAAAAACGTGAAGCGTTACGCGACAGATTACGCGAATTGGATTTTATTCTGTCCCCATACGGCACCATGATTTACATTGGCACACCACATACAATGGACACGATTTACAGAACGCATGATTAACTTACAAAATCGCCATTTGGGCCATTTTTTGGCGCAATCCCTTCGTCTGGGACGGTTGCTGAAATAAAAGAACGTAATTTGATTAACAATTCTTCACCGGCGTTGCCGAACATTGGTAAATAAGTTTCGTATTCTGGCATATCGGCCTGTAATTGCGCACGCGCCCGTTCGGATAAAGGCTGGGTTAACATATCGCTGGCAATTTTCCACAGATAATACGCACGATATGTTTTATTCACGACGGACCATTTATCCAACAAGTCGGGCCGTGCAGACAATGCCGCACGTATAGCCACCAACCAATGATCGCCAAACTTTTTTACAACGTTCAATTGTTTGATTCTGTCCAGACCGTTTTGATCGGTTGTAAAAGCGTTAATCCCAGACTCCAATTCATTCCATTCTGATTTGGTTAATTTAACTGTGGCAACTGTTTCGTCCATCAGTCCGCCGTACGGCAACAAATCGCGTTCAATGGAATCCATGGGGGTCTTTCCACTGCGTAAATTTTTAATATGTTGTATTAAATTTTTCCCAGTTGGTAAATCTGCCAACGCGGCCAAAACATCATCGGTGGCTTCGGCAATAAATACTGGATTCACAGTCGCCCATCCGCCATATATAACATGTTCTTGGCGATACAGGTTTAATAATTTTTGTGCGACGGTACTTGATTTTGCGTTCATTGCCCCCCCCATTGTTCAGAATGATTATTCCATAACAATCATAACGACGCGATGCATGGTTTTGCTGATAATTTTTTCTTCGGGTGCGGAAATCTGGCCATATACTTTACCGCGTGAATCCGCACGAATAATTGCGATTTGGGCATTTGCGACATCGTCTGGGCCCATGGTGTTGAAATCAGCGTCAATACACACCGCCAAATCGCCGACGTCCGCGGGTGCATCAGCATCTGCGAACACGTACGCTTTTTCAGGTATATATCCGCCCAATCGTTTTGAATTTGGTTTTACGGCATAAATACTTTGATGGCCTTCCAACGGCATTGGCGCAACCACCATTGCCTTGTCAGATTTTTTGAACAATATGGATTTACCCGACGGCATACCGAACACAGGCACCAATTTTTTGCGTGCACTGTCGTACAATTTTGCGCCATATAAACTGCTGTGGTCGATACCTGAACGCGGGTTGTCGGGAACCAATACAGATTTTACACGTTCTGTCACTTTGCTGATTTGTTTATTTAATTCACCGGCTTTATACAAATCTGCGATTTTATCCAATAATTTTTCAGCGGTATATGCAAACGACCGCGCCAAAGGCTCGATTTCATTTTCGTAAATTTCGCGTTGACCAACCTCGATTTTATGATACACGGACAAAGTCATGCCGGCATCTGCGGCGGCCTGGGCGATGGTTTTCCCAGATTGTTGGCGAATTTTGCGCAGACCACTGCCAAAAATTTTTAATCCGCTGTTTTCGTTATCTTTTAATCTGCGTTTAATTTCGTCTTGCCATTGGCCGGCGACATCATCAGATTCTTTGATGAAAATATCGGACAGTTTGCAACCCAAAATATTGCATATATTCAGCAACTGTTTTTGGTTTAATCTGCGTACACCTTTTTCGATTTTTGAAACCGCCGACAGCGACAAATTCGCCCGACGTGCCAATTCAGTCATTTTCATACCATTGGCCAAACGAATATTACGGATATTATTTGGAAAAATTATTTCTTCTTGGGCCATCGCAAATCTCCTTGGGATTTCTTGACAAAAATTTTAGTCAAATTTGATGGCTTTGGCAAGCACAAAATGTTTACAACGGCATATCATCTGGAATTGCATCGACATCAACGGGCGTTGGTTCTGCATCGTCCATCGGGTTATTTGTTGGCATTGGTGCATTATCAAATCCGTTTTCGCCGCGCGCATTTACTTCATCCAGATTATCGAACAAACTGTAATCGCCAAAGAATGCCAAATGCACAGTCTCGGGGCGGCCATGACGGTTTTTCCCGATAATAACATCAGCCTTGCCGCGTGCGCGTTCCAGACGCTTTTGGAAACTTTCGATAATCTTTTCGGTGGCGTTTCCAGAAATGCGTTGGGATGGATCGCGATTTTCCAGATAATATTCTTCGCGGTACGTAAACATAACGATGTCGGCGTCTTGCTCGATTGACCCAGATTCACGCAAATCGGACAATTGCGGACGTTTATCATCGCGTGATTCGACGCTGCGTGATAATTGTGACAGTGCGATGACCGGAACATCCAATTCTTTGGCCAACATTTTTAATCCGCGTGTGATTTCAGATAACTCTTGGACACGATTGTCTTTATTTTTACCACCGGGCGACGTCATCAGTTGCAAGTAATCGATTACGATTAACGCGATACCACCGCATTTGCGTGCCAAACGGCGTGCGCGTGTACGCAACATGGGAACAGACATCCCCGGTGTATCATCTATGAACAAAGGCACTTTGCTGATTGCATCGGCATACTGTGACATTTTCAAAAAATCTTCGTCGGTCAGCGAACCTTCGCGCATGGCGGACGCAGGTATTTTTGATTGTGATGACAACACACGTGCAGCCAGTTGAGATTTAGACATTTCCAAACTGAAAAACACCACTGCGCCATGATACCGTTCGTTTGCGCGCCCGTATAAAATGGCATTGGCGGCGTTAAAAGCGACATTCATTGCCAGTGTTGTTTTACCCATGGCGGGACGACCTGCAATAATTATCAAATCAGAGTGGTGCAGTCCACTGATAGATTTATCCAATGCGTTCAATCCGGTTGTTAAACCAGATAATTTTCCGTCGGCTTTATATGCAATCTCGGCCTCTTTCAGGGCGTCTTGTAAAGCGGTGGATATGGGGGCGACTTCGCGTTCAGATACGCCGGCCGACGCCATTTCGAATAATTTTTGTTCTGCGGTTTCGATTTGTGCGGTAACGGGATTATCCAAATCTTCGACAAATGCGGCATCTGTTATGGATTGCCCCAGGTTGATTAAATCGCGCCGCAGGGCGTTTTCGTAAACGATACGACCATATTGTTCAACGTTAACAACGGTTGCGCCGGCTGACGCCAATTGGGTTAAATATTCAACGCCGCCAACGGATTCCAACACGCCTTGCTGGTCCAGGTAATTTTTGGCGGTAATAATATCGAACGGGATTCCTGCGGCAAATTGCCGTTCGGCCAACTTGTAAATTTCTTGGTGTGCGGGATGTGAAAAATGTTCGGGTCTTAAAAATTCAGACACACGTTCCAATGCGCGGTTATTCATCAGCACCGCGGCCAAGACAGCCTGTTCGGCTTCCAGATTTGTTGGCAAAGTCTTTGGGGTAAAGTCCATGTCAGATATGGTATATAAAAATTTTGCTTTTTCAACGCCTTTTTTGCGTGGGTATCGTGAATTAAAAATTCCAATAATATCCGCCGATGGTACGCCCACGTGGCCGGAATTATTTCCTTTGTCACGCCTGGATGAATTGCGTGATGCGGTTGGTGCGCGATATTTTTCTGCGCAAATGATGTTGGAATACATCGCGCCCGATCGCGCGCGTCTGGATCCAGATGCGTTGCACATATACAGCGATGAATTTGATGTAACGACCGCGCGCATCGGCAACGTGCAAATAACGGGCGCAACAATTTATTGGGACCCGTCCAGTGGACACAAAAAATCAGACAGCAGCGTTTGTGTGTTACTGTACCGCGATGATAAAACCAGGTGCGTATTCATCCACGATGTTAAATATTTAATTGTATCGGACGAAGAATTGCATCCGTTAGCGCGGCAATGCGAAATGGTAATCGAATTTATGACGCGCGCAAGACTGCGTCGGATAAGCATTGAAACGAACGGCATCGGCAATGCGTTGCCTGAAATTATGCGCGATGTATCGTCACGACAAAACATATCGATTTCAATAAATCGTGTTACAAATCGCATAAAAAAAGAAACCAGAATTTTGGATTCGATTGAACCGATATTAACATCTGGACGCTTGTATGCGCATACACGTGTTCAATCGACGCCGTTAATATCCGAAATGTTGGGGTGGACGCCAATTGGTGGTACCACGCACGATGATGGATTGGATGCAGTTGCGGGCGCACTGTGCGCCACGCCAACACCCATTCGCCCGTTATCGCGTGGCGTGCCAATATTTTCCGCCAACACAGAATTTGAAATATAAACCAAGGGAGAGTTTAACATGCAAAAAAATTTACAGCAAATGTATCGCCGTGCGTTGGATATGCGTGCGCCATGGATAAATCGTTGGGATTCAGCCATGCGTTACACAATTCCAACAACGGATGACGATATGGCAACTTTGTTTGATGCGACCGCATCTGATGCAGCCGACAATTTGGCGGCGTCGATTTATTCGCTGCTTACACCGCCTGAATCGTTGTGGGTATCGTTGGTGCCCGAAGGCCCCGACTCGCCAGATGCAGTTGCTGCGACAATGGCATTACGCGCAAATTTGAATGATTCGAATTTTTATACAACAATACACCAATGCTATATGGATTTGATAGTTTTGGGTACTGCATGCCTGTTTATGGCTGAAAACCCAATTGGTGCCGCGTCAGCGTTTTCATTCACTGCAATTCCCATGCGCGACATCGCGATTTTGAATGGCGCAGTATTTCACACTGCAACAATGCCCGCACGTGAAGTAATGGAAAAATATCCATCTTGGACGCCGCCGGTCGATTTGCGTGACACAATAAAGCAAGACCCTGAAACGCCATTGCGATTGGTGCAAAGTTTAATCGGAACCGATTTTGTTGCATGGTTGGATGTTGGTGGCGACATTGAAAACAATATCGTTGCGACTGGGAAATTTGAAACAAATCCGTACATCATTTTCCGTTGGTCTGTGGCCAGTGGCGAACTGTACGGACGTGGGCCAGTATTGCGTGCTTTGCCAGATATAAAAACCGCGAACAAAGTTGTGGAATTGGTGTTAAAAAACGCGACTATTGCCGTATCAGGTATATGGCAGGCCGACGATGATGGTGTGATAAATTTATCGAATATAAACCTGACGCCGGGCGCGATTATCCCAAAGGCTGTCGGTTCATCTGGATTGACGCCATTGGCATCTGGGGCTGATTTTGATGTGTCTCAAATAATATTAAAAGACCTGCGCGAACGGATACGCCACGCATTATTGGCGGACAGGTTGGGGTTGTTATCTGAAAAAGAAATGACCGCGACCGAAATTTTGGCGCGCAACGCGGATATGGTGCGCATACTGGGCGCGACGTATGGGCGTTTGTTGCACGAATTTATTCGTCCATTGGTTGAACGCGGATTGCAAATTTTATCGCGCCGCGGGGTTATCGACAAAATAAGATTGCACAGCGACGCAGAATTAAAATACATTGCGCCAATTACAAAAATGGCGATTGCTGAAAATATGACGATGGGGGAATAAAATGAAAGAATTGGAACAAAACTTTGCCCGCGCGTTTTCAACAACTGCGGGCGCGATGGTATTAAAACATTTGCGAAAAATCACAATAGAACGAGTACTGGGGCCGAACGCCACCGATGCAGAATTAAGGGGACTCGAGGCGCAACGTGCGCTGGTACATCAAATTGAAAATATGATTCAGCGGGGGAAATGATGAAAAACGAACCACGCAGCGCGATGGGATTTTTGGAATTTTTGCGTAACAGTTGGTTTTTAATCGCGTTTATCGCGGGCGTGATATATTGGGCTGCACGCCAAGATACGTCGTTGGATGAATTGCATCGTACCGACACCAGATTAACAGCGTTGGAAAATCGCACAACGATACTGGAAACGGGGCTTGGGCAATTACAGATAAAAATCGACACAATTCGTGAAGATGTTGCACTGATAAAAACCGCAGTAATTCAGTAA